ATAATTTAAAATCAGGAACAAATCTTCTCATTGACATTAAGAACTGACCATTGCCTTCTACATCTAAATCAAAATCACCGCTTTGTATAAATGCATTAATCGCTGTAGAATTACCAGATGAATCTACTTGATTATTTCCTACTTCTTGTGCATAATAAGTTGTTGCTCCATTAGTATTAGTAATTCCTTGAACTACAGGAAAACTAGGAAGAGCTGTTTCTATAAAATCTGTAGCATAAGGTACAGGAAATAAAGTAGCATCGGTCCAACTAGATCTATCTAATGAACCTGTAGCCCACGTATTTTCTTCATAATTATAAGTAACAACTCTATCATTTTGACTAGATCCGGCTTTAGGATAAAACCAGTTAATCTCACTATATAAATGATTTAAACCAGCATATATAATATTATTACTATCACTGTTGTAACCTAAGTTGTCTCCTTTATTTGTAAATACAAAATCTTCTACTAAACAAGGTATGCTTTTAACTGTACCATCAAACATAAAGAAACCACCTTCTTCAGCCATCCAGTAACAAGCACCATTAATAAATCTTACTGCGTGTTGTGCTATTAATCCACAGTTAGTACCTACCTGTCTTATAGAAAAAGTAAATGGTGGTCCTACAAATTGCATAACATAAGCAGATGTATCAGTAAGAACTAATATATAATCTTTACCTTGAACAGCTCCTACTATTTTAGTACCACTATCTAATCTAAAAGTACCGGCTGTATTTGTAGCTGTAGGTTTGTAATCATTAATATTTTCTTGATCAGCAAACCTTATAAACATTTTATCTTGCGTAGTATTATCAGTAAGGTCTGTTTGAGTTCCTAATAAAATTAAATGTCTATCCCTATCTGAAACAATTGACATAACTGATTTTTCAGGAGCGTTAGTTACAATTGTAGCTCTAGTACTTAAAGCTGTTGAAGTTTCATGTAACGGAGCCCATTGAAATGTTTTACCATTTTTAACAGTAGCAATTAATTTTTCTCCAAAATTATGTAAAGACCAACTAGCAGGCTCAAGTGTTACTTCAGAAGTAGGGCTTGATTGTCCCCAACCAACAAAGTTAGTTGCATTTTGTACTGTTGCTGAAGCCCCGTGGGCCGAGCGTGTCGAACCGCTTACGCCTCTAGTTATTCCAGTTAGTTTTAATCCAGCTACTCCTGTGTATGAAATTATTTCTGTGCCCCCTACTGTAATAAAATTAGTTCCTGAAGTAGGAAATCCTGTAACACTTGTTAAGGTAATTTCTGTTGCTGACCCATTATTACCCGCTGTATCATCAGCTAATGAACCATTAAGTGTTGTAGTGGCTGCTCCACTAATTGTTCCACCATATAAACCTGTACCAAAACCAAATGCTATAGTTTGAAACAAGGGACCAAAAGTTACATAAGGATTAACAGTAGCTGAACCATTTGCAGTTATTGATTCACCTGTACCATTATTAGGCATAGTTATAGTAAAAGAATTAGTAACCGCTGTAATTACTTCAAAAGTTTGATCAGTAAAAACTGTAGGAGCCCAAATATTTACTCCTGAATATTGAGGAGATGTTACTGCTGTAAAAGTAAATAAATCTCCAGCCAACATTCCGTGAGTTGCTAAATTAACGGTAACAGTTGTAGTTCCGTTAGCCGTGAAGGTTGCTCCAGTTTGCGCTGCTGATAGAGGAGTAATATCATAAAGAGCTCCTTCATAATAAATAATTAATACTTTATTAGTTCCTATTGCAGCATACTTTCTTGAATCTAAATCAGCCCAAACTAATTGATCTCTAGCTGCGCCTACCATAGTAGTGTTTGTTAGTTGTTCCCAACCACCTATTTTTTCTGGTAAACCATATCTAAAACGTACAAAGTCTCCATCTATCCATTGTCCTGGAGCTCCTGTAGGAGTAGCCTGTTTATTAAAACCTGGGGATATATTTACCTCTTGTAATGCCATAACTATATTTTACTAAAAATATTGCTTGTAGTATACACTAGTATCTCTCTAGAATTAGACTATTTACAGGGTTAAAAGCAAGGGGAATCAGTGGTGGATCATCCCCCTGCAGAACTGAATTATATTCTATTTTTTAGGAACTGTAAAGCCTTTAAAATAACTAGGTAAACCTAACATAGGACGCTTGTCATATAAATTTTGTTTAGCGTTTTTACCTTTTAAATTATTGTAATGTAAAAATACCTGTGCACAATCTTTACCTTCAAAAGGTTCTCGCCAATGTTCTAAATCACAACCAGAATATATTAACATATCACCTGGCTCAAGATTAACTTTAACACCAGCTTGACCTTCTTTACCTGTTGGATCTAAATATATAGGCCATAGATCACCACCTAAATTTAACGTAGTAGATACTTCACATGAATATCTATCTTTGTGTCTAACTAGGACATCTCCTTTTTTATAAATTCTTGCATAGGAATAAGTAGGACTTAACTTTAGTGAAGTTTCTTTATTCATTTTATCATTTAATTGACCAAGTAAAGTTTCCATTACTAAATCACCATAATGTGAATAAGTATTAGGAACTTGATCGTCATTCCATACACCATACTCTGTATTAAATGGTGACAAATATCTTTGATCAAATAAAAATCTTGCAGTTGTTCTTTTGTTTAAAAAATAAGTATAAACAAACTTTGATAATTCAGGTGATATTGCTGCTTTTAATACTTTATATTTATTTTTTTTAAACGACATTTAACACTCCTTTTGGTATTGCTTGACAATTCCAATGTATAAATCTAAACGGCTCTATACCTAAATCAACAATGTATTGATGAGGTATGTACGATGGAAAAAATATCATTCGACCTGGTTCTGCTTTATAATGTACCATTGAACTAGCATAAGTTACTTTTGTTTTATCTAATTCAGGTAAAAGATTCATAAGATTGCCTGGTCTTGGATCTTCAAACAAAGGCATTGATGTTTTTTCACTAGCTTTTAAAAAATAAAAACCTGATATATGTCCATTCCAATGTGTGTGTAATGTATGATGACCACCTCCACTTTTAGCAAATTCTTGTACCCACATTTCTGTAGTAAATACTTGATGACCTTTTAAATCAAAACCCATTTCTAAAAGTAAATTATGACATGTTGCTCCAATATAATCTGTTAGTCCTTTAAATTTAGGATCATTCATTAAAGTTGTTGAATGATAAACACTACCAAGATCACCTTTAGTTTTATTGGCTTTGTTACGTTTATCAATATCAGGCTGGAGATTTTTTTTAGCTATATTAATATAACTATCTGAGGCTTTATTTATTTCATCAACAAATTCTGGTGCATCACCAAACCATATAGGACATTTAAAATATTCCTCTCTATTTAATTGTGTAGGATAAGTTATTGGTTGTGGTTTTTTAATTCTTTTCTTTTTCTTTTTCATATCTTTCCTATTTAAATGGCCATCCAAGGTTCCATATTACTAGACTATGTCTAATACCACTTTTGACCGGTTTAACTCTATGCCATACATCAGAAGGAAATACAACTAAAGAACCTTTAGATCTTATTTCTTTTAATACATGAGTATTTGCTTTCTTATCTGGATCTCTATTTCTCATATCAAATTCTAATTCACCACCTTTATATTCTTTATCATTAGATAAAGATAAAGTTACAGATAATTTTCTTTGTTTACCATGACTTGGTGTGTTGAGAGAATCATAAGGTCTGTCCCAACTATCACAATGCCAATCATAATATTGGCCTTTTTTATATTTTGTAAATTGACAAGCTTCAGAAAAACTCCATTCAAAATTCCAATTAGCATCTTTGTTAGCTGCATGTATAAATGGATGTATTGCATTATAAATCCAACGTTCATTTAACCAAACTATATCTGAATCTCTTTTCTTTTTTAAATCTTGTACTTCTTTTTTATTTAATTTTTTATTACCATAACCACCAGTCACAGCCATTTGATCTTGAATAGACTTTGCATAACGTACAATATCATCACAGACATGATGAGGTATGGCATCTTTAAACCAATAATAATAATTTTGTAATTGCATGTGTCCTTATAAAGACAATATAAAATAAGATTAAATAGTTGTCAATTAATCATTAACAACATAGTTACCTGAAGCTACAAATTTTGCTACTTTATCTCCATCTGGATGAATAGTTACCGTGTTTCCACAACCAGTCACTGATACACATGAAGCAGAAGGAGATTTAAGAATAACAATTCCTGGGCCACCAGCTCCTCCAAGAACACCTGTTGGTCCACCTGGTCCACTAGTACCACCTCCACCACCACCAGTATTTCCTACACCACTTCCAGCTGGTTGAGGATAAGGACTTCCACCACCACCTACTCCACCACCACCGGCTCCACCTTGTCCAAAATCACTTGCACCACCACCGCCACCGCCTCCACCACCACCACCAGCGTATGTAACAGAAGCTCCTGTAATTGAACTTGTTCTACCTGCACCACCATCACCTGCCTGAGAACACGCACCATCTTGACCGTCAGCAGTTGCTCCACCACCACCACCGGCAGCTTGTCCTCCTCCACTAGGTCCTGGAATACTAATATAAC